AAGTGATATTGATGAGATCAAATCAATCCTAAAGGAGTTGCTCAATGGATCCAAATAAAATTAATCTTGAAAATCTTACGAAAAGTTTTGAATATATAAAACTTTCAAATGAAATAGATAGTTGTGAAAATATTGAACAACTTAAAAACATTGCAAAGTGTTTTTGTAAACTTTATTATAAGCAACAAGAAACTCTTTCTATTATAGGAATACCAAATGCCGAGTAGAAACATAACCTTTGATTTAGATGCAGGAGTACCAAAGGCGGCAAATCTAACAATTTATACTGGATCAGATTTCTCTGCAAGTTTTAATGTTGTTGGACTTTCCAATTCTCCATTTAACTTCGAGAACTGGACAGGATCTTCTCAGATGCAAAAAAGTGCCGGCATTGGTGCAACTACAGTTCCAACCGCAACATTCACGGTTGGATTTACTAGTGCGGCTGGTGGTAAAGTAAAAATATCACTAGGATCTACTGCAACTAGAAATCTACAAGAAGGAAGATATATTTACAACCTTTTAGTTAGTTCTGGATCAACAATTTACAGTTTGGTTAACGGAAATATTTTGGTTATTCCTGGTATTTCTTCTGCACCCTAAATATCATTAGGAAACTTGTAAATAAATGGCTCAACCAACAAGTAGAACAGAATTGGTAAACTACTGCAAAAGGCAGTTAGGAGCTCCTGTATTGGAGGTAAATGTTGCCGATGAGCAAGTAGATGACTTAGTGGATGATGCTCTTCAGTTTTTTCATGAGAGGCATTTTGATGGAGTAACTCAAACTTTTCTGAAGTATAAGATTACACAGGCAGATATTGACAGAGGTAGAGGTAGAGGAGGAAATAATCCTATCGGTATTGTAACTACTAGTGCAAGTACAACGATAGATGGATCATCTGTTCAATTTGATTATGAAGAAAATAGCAATTATCTACAAGTTCCTCCATCTGTTATAGGAGTTCAAAAGATATATCATTTTGATGGATCAAATACTGTAACAAATAATATGTTCAGTGTCAAATATCAATTATTTTTAAATGATATTTACTATTGGGGATCCACTGAACTTTTAACCTATGCAATGGTAAAAACTTACCTTGAAGATATTGATTTTCTACTCACAACCGAAAAACAAATTAGATTCAATCAGAGAATGGATAGATTATATCTAGACATTGATTGGTCAAGTGTTACTGTAAATGACTATTTGATAATTGATTGTTATCGTTTATTGGATCCAAATGATTTTAGCAGAGTTTGGAATGACTCTTTCTTAAAAAAATATTTGACTGCTTTAATAAAGAAACAGTGGGGTCAAAACCTAATTAAGTTCCAAGGAGTCAAACTCCCAGGTGGAGTTGAATTAAATGGTAGACAAATATATGATGATGCTCAAAAAGAAATTGATATGATAATGGAAAAAATGTCAAATACTTATGAACTTCCTCCACTGGATATGATCGGTTAAACTTATGCTTAATCCATTTTTTCAACAAGGATCAAGATCTGAGCAAAATCTTATTCAAGATTTAATCAACGAACAGTTGAGAATGTATGGTGTGGAAGTACATTATCTTCCCAGAAAATATGTCACAGAAAAAACGATATTAAGAGAGGTTATTCAGTCAGTATTTGATGATGCATATCCCATTGAAGCATATGTAGAAAACTATGAAGGATATTCTGATAATCCAGTATTGCTATCAAAATTTGGTATTCAGCAAACTCAAGAGGTAACTTTAATAATTTCAAAAGAAAGGTGGGAAACATATATTCAACCTTTGATTAAAAATGAAACAAATATTAAACTATCAACTAGACCAAAAGAAGGAGATTTGGTTTATTTTCCTCTCGGAGATCGTTTGTATGAAATCAAATATGTTGAACACGAAAAACCATTCTACCAATTACAAAAAAATTATGTTTATGAGTTGAGATGCGAACTCTTTAGATATGAAGACGAACTTATCGATACTGGAGTTGATAATATTGATGATATTTTAGTTGGAAACGATGAAGACGGACTTACTGAAGATGGAATTCCTACTATTTTAGGTCCAACTCAAACTCTTACTCTTGTTGGTGTTGGAGTTACTGCTACAGCAACGGCAAGTTTTGTTAATGGTGGAATTAGATATATTACAGTCACTAATAGAGGAGGAGGATATAGTAGTATTCCTACAATTGGTATTTCTTCAGCACCAATCGGTGGAGTCACTGGAGTTGCAACTGCAAGAATGATTGGAGGAATTAATGTTTGCAACTTAAATGTAAACGCAAGTCTAAAATCGGTACAAAATGTAGATATTGTAAATGCTGGTTCTGGTTATACAGTTGCTCCACTAATAAGATTCTTTGGTGGAGGTGGATCAGGGGCAGCTGCTACAGCTTCCATAGGTGATGGAGTGGTTGGTATAATTACTATCACTTCTGGTGGTTCTGGTTATGTTACAGCACCAACAATTACCTTCACTGGAATATCAACAGTTTCTGCTGCGGCAACAGCAGTTGTTAGTTCTGCCGGAACAATCACTGCAATTAACATAACAAATACTGGACTTGGATATACAGAGGCACCGACAATAACAATTTCAGATCCAAGCACTGGATCATTTGGAGATTTTGTATTTAATGAACTTGTTACTGGGTCAATAAGTGGAACAACAGCAAGAGTTAGAACTTGGAACTCTTCCACAAATATTCTTGAAGTTTCTAATATTACCGGATCATTCAGTATTGGGGAAAATATAGTTGGATCAACATCTGGAGCTTCTCACGGACTTCGTGTTATAGATACAAATCCAACAAATGATGGATTTTCAGACAACTTTGATATTGAAACAAGTGCAGATTCTATTATAGACTTCACTGAGCAAAACCCATTCGGAATTCCATAAATAAAAATTAACTTGGTTAAATAATAACATAATAAGGCACAAAAAATGTTTGAGTATTTTTACAACGAAATTTTAAGAAGAACCATTATTTCTTTTGGTAGTTTATTTAATGAAATATCAATAAAACATAATGATTCTTCCGATAATGTAGTTAGCGTTATAAAAGTACCTCTTGCATATGGACCGACTCAAAAGTTTCTTGCTAGGCTAGAGCAATCTGCAGATTTAAATAAATCAACATCTATGACATTGCCAAGAATGTCATTTGAGTTTACTGGTTTAGTTTATGATCCTTCCAGAAAAGTTACTACAACTCAACAATTTGTTGTAAAGGATCCTACAAATGGAACGGAAACAAAAAAAATGTATATGCCCGTTCCATATAATATGCAATTTGAATTGAGTATTATGACAAAACTTAATGATGATATGCTTCAAATTGTAGAGCAAATATTGCCGTATTTTCAACCAGCATATAATCTCACAGTAGAACTTGTTGAGGACATTAAAGAGAAACGTGACATTCCGATTGTTTTAGAAAACATAACTATGCAAGATGACTATGAGGGTGATTTCACATCTCGTAGAGTTTTACTTTATACTTTGAGATTTACTGCTAAAACATATCTTTTTGGTCCAGTATCCTCTGCTTCCAAAGATATTATCAAAAAAGCAACTATCAGTTATCTTACTGGTACAGATGTTTCAAATACTACCAGAGAAATTACATATACAGCAGAACCTAGAGCAATTAAAAACTATACCGGAGATATTGTTACTAATATTTCAAATGACATTACAACAACGTCAACAGTATTTGAGGTTGATGATGCTAGTGGATTGTCGGTAAAAACATATATTGATCTTGAGGGTGAAGAGTTGTATATTAAGTCAATATCTGGAAATAAAGTTACAGTTCTTAGAGGTCAAGATGGAACCACTATTACATCTCACCTTAAGGGGGCACCTATTAAATCAATCACTTCCTCAGATGATGCTTTGGTAGAGACTGGAGATGATTTTGGATTTAGTGGTAGTCTGTAATGAAAATGACAAAAAAATTTGATAAGTTAAATGAAACTTTTGATGTTGACGGGGATATAGTACCCGTTGAGGTTGAAAAAATTCCAAATAAAAAAGAAGAATCTGTGTTTTCCTCAGATGATATTAAAAAAGATTATGATTATACAAGAGGAAATCTTTATTCACTAATAGAGAAAGGACAAGAAGCTATAAATGGTATTCTTGAACTTGCTCAAGAAACGGAACAGGCAAGGGCATATGAAGTTGCTGGTCAATTAATTAAAAATGTTGCAGATGCAACTGATAAGTTAATGGAACTTCAGAAAAAACTTAAGGATGTTGAAGAAGAAAAACAAATAAAAGGACCATCTACAGTTAATAATGCACTTTTTGTTGGATCAACTGCAGAGTTAGCAAAGATGTTAAAGAATGGACTGAAAGAGGATAATAATAAATAATAAGACAGGGAGAGAAATCCCAAAGTACAAAGGTTACTAATAAAATGCCAAAGGACTTGCCTTCTATTGATGATTTTATTGACGAAAAAGGTGATTTATCATCAATTGATGATTATATCACGGAGGAAACTGACGAAAGTCTTCCTTCCGTTGAGGATTTTGTTGAGCAAGAAGAGGAAGATATTGAAGTTGAAGAAGATATAATAGTAGACGAAAAAACAGACTTAACCGAAATTATACGTCTTATTAATGACGTAAGAAGAGATATACCAGATATTCCAGAAATTAAATACTATGATGATCAATTAGAAAAACTTACGGAACAAATTTTAAGTTTTCCTAAAGTAAAATATTATGATCAAGAAGTAGAAGCAATATGTGAGCAGATAGATCTTATTAAAGAAGAAATTAAAGATCTCCCTGAAGTCAAGTATTATGATGATCAAGTTAATCAAATTGAAAATAGGATTGACACTCTTCAAACTGAGCTTGTTAATTTGCCGGAAGTAAAATATTATGATTCCGAAATTGAGGCAATTTGTGAAGCAATTGATAAAGTTAGATCTGAAATTCCAGTATTTCCGAAATGGGTAAATGAGGTAAATGAAGTTCCAGATTTTTCTTGGATTGGAAAAACTTTCAGTGTCATTGATGATGATTTTATCAAAGTAAAAGATACGATTGATTATCTCAGAGAAAAAGTAAACTTTAATATTAATGAGTTATCTGAAGATATTGATAAAAAATATTTTGAAAATTCGGTAAAAATTGACTCAGAAATCATTAATTTAAATGAAAAGATTGATAGTCGGATTAATGAAGAAAAAGAAAAGATATGGAAGGAAATAAAAACATCTTCACTAAAACTTTGGGAGTATCATAGGGAATTTAAAGATGATGATAGAAAATTAAAGAAACAAATTCTCGGAGAATACAATAAGTTAAAAGAAAACATCAATAAAGAACTAAAAAAAGTTAATGAAGAAAGTATAAAAACTGATGAACTACTTTTAAATTATTTTAATGAACTGAAAGAAGAAATATCAAATCTTCCTGAAGTCAAATATTATGATAAAGATATTGATTATGTAAAATCCGACATAAAAAGTTTATATAAACTTGTTGAAGATATCAAAAAATTTCAAAATGAGTTGCAGGAGCAGCAAAAAACTTTATCAGAAGAAATTCAAGAACAAGGAACACTACTTGCGGATCCTCCAGATGTTGATAATGAAGATCCATTAACACCTATTGATCAAAATTTCGTAACTTTAGATCAGTTACAAAAACATTACAAATTATTTGTAGAAAGAGTTCAATATCAACTATCTTCAATTGGTGGTGGTGGAGCTGGATTCATTAAGGATCTTGATGATGTTGAATTTGATCAAACAACCGGAAACAACAAACTTTTAATTTTTGATCAAGCAAGATCAAAATGGGTTGGTATTGCTAGTACTTCATTAAGTGGATCAACTGCTCTTGTAGATTTAACAGATGTAGACACTTCAAATTTGGGAGATGGTAGGTTTTTAAGATATAATGCATCTTCTTCAGAATTCACTTTTGCTCCCGTATCTGCTTCTAATTTAGAACTTATTGCAGGAGACATTCAATCTGGAATCTTAACAACAAATTCTACATCTACAGCAACTGTTATATCCGTGAGTGCTTCCACGTATAGGTCAGTAAATTATCAAATTCAAGTTTCGGATGGAACCAACTTTAATATGACAACAATTAATGTTATTCATGATGGTTCTACTACATATATGACAGAGTACGGATCAATAAATCAACCTGTTGGAATCGCTACTTTTTCTACAGACATTAACTCAGGATCTTTGAGGCTTCTTGGATATCCATCTGCTGCAACAACAACTACATTTAAAGTTATTTTTACTGCGATAGAAGCATGAAAACATTTAAACAATTTCAAGAGGAATGGTCTAATAAATATAAAAAGAGTATTGACTGCTCAAATCCGAAAGGATTCTCTCAGAAAGCGCATTGTGCTGGAAGAAAGAAAAGAGCAAAAGGTGAGACTACTAAATCAAAACCAGTTGAATGAAAAAGAACGGACGCTGCCCTGCAGGACAATATTACTGCTATACAAATAAGGAGTGTAGACCCATTCCA